CGCTACTGCTTCATCCACTCCAACTAGTTCAGTCAGACCTCCTTCGAGTAAGGCATCGAAGGGTCTGGCACGTCGTTCAACGTAATCTGGCATGTTACTTATCCTTTACTTATGATATTAGATAGGGATAATACCGGTGCAGGTTAGCCCCTTGTTCCCTGCACTCAGCCCAGTGCTCAGATCCAGAGCCTATGTCCTGCCGTCCCGCATTCCCTACGACGGCCCCTCCACCCTCAGTCATAGGATGTCCAGGGGCTGGGCCATGTGGTATTATGTCAATTATACCTCTCACTGTATGTTCCCACGTCCTGTTAGTAGCTATGTATTCAGCCGCACGAGTGCCGAGAGGGGATTGAGTCTTTCCTCTCGCCTGCCATTCGTCGTACTCCGCCCTCAGTGCATCTGCTGCTGCATCCCAGTCGGGCATGACCCACCCGCCGAGCCCTTCGTAGGCTTCGCTCGCTGGAACTTCGCCTTTGATGGGGATGTCAATCGTCACTCCCCTGTAACAATCTTCAAGATGCCCATGAGCGGCAGTCCAGATCACAGGGAGGCCGGTCGCCATCATTTCTCTCGGGGGTAAGCCGTATCCCTCGTACTTGCTCAGAAAGATGCCGCAGTCCGCTTGATAGCAGAGATCCACCATCTGGCTCGGATAGTAGTCGGCAGAAATCACCTGTACGTGCGGGTCTCTGAACTTTGGCGTGAACTTCCCGCCGCCGACCATCCCGAAGCGAGTCTTGAGGATGATGAGCCAGTCGTCGATGTCTCGGAACGCCTTCCAGCAGACGTTCATCACGGTCTCGATGGGAGACTTGCGAGAAGAGAGTGCTCCATAGAGCAGAATCGTGAAGGGCTCGTCAGTTCTCTTCGGTCGCTCCTTATAAGTATAGATGGAGTCTATACCCAGAGGAACGACGGAGATAGGCACCTCTACTCCGCTCTTCTCGAATACCTCTTTCTGGCTGTGACAGGGGACGACGACGTGCTGGGCGTGCTCGTTAACCTTAGCCGCCCACCCCTCCGGTAGATGCCCCGTCTCCCACATGGAGAGGAGCACGATATGGGGACTCCTCACCTGCTCTATCTCTGGCGGAATGGCGATGACTAACGCCCAGTCTGTAGCGAGCTTAGTCTTATCCATCAGCGCCACAATGTCCTTCGGCGTTCCCTCCCTCTTCCAGTACATGAGAGGGAAGAGCTGCACCTCGAACATTTCCGCCAGGGGTGGGATGAGATTGCACGCGACGTTCCCGTAACCAGTGACGATGTCGATCTGTGTCGCTATAGTGAGATATGGAAGCGGCAACCGTACCGTGCTTCTTGGGACTCTCTTTCCCCAGTCGAAGATCAGCTGCCGATCTTTGAGGAGATTGCGGATAGCGATGTCTTCCCTGACTGCCGTCCACACACCTGGCTGCAGTTCGACCTCGCCATCCTCTCCGTCGCCGACGAGCCACCACTTCAGAGCCGGGGCGTTGTTGAAGACGCGAACGGTTGCCGTCATATCCCGCTTTCTACGAAGCTCTATCCGGTATACTCCGAGTAAGCCGCGTAGCTCGTGCCGGTGATGTTGGCCTCGTCAATCTTCAGGAACGCACCCTGCGCTGCGTCGATACTCACGATAGCGTACCGTGAGAGCCAGGAGAAAGTTCGCACCTGATCGTCAGGGTCGAACAGTTCCCCCGCAAGCATGACAGGAACGTAGGGAAGATAGATGAAACTCGCATCGGTCCAGGTGGCACCCTTGTAGATCATCACAGCTTCAGTCGTAGGCCAAGGGAGATTCGCCTTATAGCAGTCCCAGGTGGAGGCTAGAGTGCCAACGGGACGCACAATGGCGTTAGGGCCGATCTTAGCATCGGTCGGCACCCAGTTCCCCAGTGCGCCCAGCCGGACGTTCCAGTCTGAACCGAAGACTAGCTTGTTCGGGATGACTCTCTTGTTGGTCTCTACGTGCTCGCTTGCACGCTGGAGGACTTGAAGGATCTTGCGATCCCACTCCTCGTGCGTGTAGTTTGAGTCCTTAGCTCCTAGCTGGAAGGTGCCGCCAGAGAGTTGGGTGTCGATGTAGATTTGATACAGGATCTCTTCATCCAACTCCATCGCCAGTTCCTCCACCGCGCCGTCGGAGAGAAGGTCGATGACGTCCATGCCGTGATAAGCGCGTAAATCCTGCTCAACCTCGATAGAGGTTTCGGTCTTTAGCTTTCTTATCACTGTATCCACGTTATCACTCGTCATGGTGAAGGTGATGGACTTGGCGATAGTGGTCGCCTCGCCAGGGGTCATTGCCCAGGAGCGGTAGGACCAGCCTGCACGGGCAGCCAGATCGCCGTCGGCATTACTGTCGTTATGACGATTGCGAACGATAGAGAAGTAGCGGCCTGTCGGCTTATCCATAGGCTGAACCTGGACGAGATTCAGCGCGAACATCTTCGGCATGATCTTGCGAACGTACCCCAGTACCAGCGGCAGGTTCGTTGCACCGGACCAAGCCGTGGTCTTCGTGGGAGTCGTGGTCTCTGTGATGCCCATAGCGGTCTGAGCAGCCTCGACGACCTTGAAGATGTTGTTGACTGCCTCCTTGTTACCATAGGCGTATCTTCGGTCGTCTGGGCGGGTTCCCAGGCACTCACAGGCTGTGTTGTGGAGGAGCTGCGCGTACACAGCTCTCCAGTAGTCACGGTCTCTCGTATCGTCCTTCCCGGGGATCGGGTCGGCGAAACGGCAGTGATCCAGGAAGCCACGCTTATCCCACTGCTCGATGATGTTCTCGCGTTTCTTGACGAACGCGGCTTCGTTCACGGAGCTGTAGCGAGAAAGATCGAAGTACTCCGTCTTCTTCCCTTCCATGATCTCATCGGGAAGGGGTGTGGTCTCAGTAATATCCATGGTTTTACTCCTCAAACATGTCCAGGCCCGCACGGACGCGAATGAGCTTGTCGCGGAGAGCCTGGGCTTTCTCTTCTTCGGTTAACTCTTCTCCAAGACCGTGAGCTTCCATCCAGGCTTGCTCCTGGTCTTCGGATTCGAGGTCGGTTCGCTGGGGAGTGATGACGGCTTTACCAGATGGAGGTGGAGAGCCAGCGACGAGCGTCGTGACGATGGATAGAGCGGCGTCGAAACTCTCGTCGACTTCATCCTTACTAGCGCACCTCTTCAGCTCCTCGTAGAGTAGCAGGGCGAACTTCTCGCCTTTGACTTTCTCCATGAGGTGCGTGAGAGCAGCGTTGCGAGAGTTGGAGGCTTGGAGTTGAGAGTTGGCTTCAGCGAGAGAAGCCGTGAGTTCGCCTATCTTCTGCTCCTGCTCGACGACCTTGTTCTTATGCTGAGCGACGTCGGACTCCATCTCCTTCACCTGTTCCCTCAGAACGTGGTTGTCGGTCTCCACTATCGCTGTATCTTCCCCAGCAGCTTCCAGCATGTCTTCCAACTCAGACACTTTCTGCTTCAGAGGTTCCGTCGCTCGCTCCTCGATCTCGGCGAACAACATCTCCTGAAGCTGCTCTATGTCCTCGTCGTTCAACTGCTCGAAGCGGTACATCCCTGCATCACCTACACTGGGCTGTAAGACGAGGTCTACTGCGTCGAACTTGTAGGAGTCCACGTCTACAATCCCTACATCCTCGTGCTCTTCGCCGTCGGGATCGGTGTATCTGTCGTGAACGAGGGAACCATTCCCCCTCGTGGACGCTCCGATCTGCACTCCCGCTTTGGCGATCTCTATGACGTCTTTTCCCTTACTGGTGGGAATGATCGTGACGTCGCCCCAGACCTCTCGCCCCTCAATGCGGAGATCGTCGAACTTAATCACGGTGTTGAGGATGGACGCTCCTGAACCGAACACACCTGGATGGTCTGCAAGGCCGATGAAACGCCCTTGAGTGATTAAATCCTTGACTCTCGGGACCTCCCTTTCCCAGATAGCCATGGGGTATACTCGATTATTCCCGTTGACGTAATCTCCCCGGGTACAGAGGAGATTGGCATGGTAGTACCCTCGTTCGTCCTGCTCTTGGAGTTCAAGAGGGGAGAACAGGGTCTCGGTGAGTTGTTCCATAGTCGATTCCTTTCCTATACCACAGGTCTTTGCAGCTCGTTGGAGCTTGGCCTTCACGCTGGCAGGGACGCTCATGGGCTTCCCCGTTCTCGCCCCTCCAATGGCCTGAAGTGCCGCTCGAACCCCACCGCAGTGGATCTTGCCGTCTGCGGTCTTGTAGGGAAGTTTCCAGTCGCTCTTCTTGTCAGTAGGTGCGTAAGCGAATGAGGACTTGGGAAGGGTCGACTTGTTGATCTGAGACCAAGGGGTCTCGTCGCAGACCGTTCCGTCTGCATCTATAGCATAGTCGAATTCCATCTCGCTCTCCTTTGGAACCCACTTATCGCCGACCTTCTTGTACTTGTTCTTAATGTTATTCCAACAGGCTTTTCTCGCCGTGTCCTCATCGCCTCCGTCACGAACGACAGCGTTGAAGGCAGAGACACAGAGACTGATGGCTCCCTTGGGGAGATTCTTGGCGAACGTGGGTGGATTGTCCGTTGTGTATGGCATGATTACTTACCCGTACAGATAACCTGAATATGGATTGTTTTTGATGACAGCGTAGCAAGACATACAGACACTCTTCTTCTCACCGTCGATGTAGACGTCCCGCTTGAATTCCTTTTCGAGCTTGGCAAGTTTACATAATGGACAGGTGCGGAGCTTCAGAATGTCGTCGTCCATTATTCCTCCTCTGTGGGTACTATGACGTGACCGAAGGGGTACTTCACTCTTCCATCGGGTAGCTTTATTCTTCGGTCGACTCGGGCGCGAAGGGCTTGCTCATTCAAACAATCGCTACAGGTGAAGTTCGCTCCATCTCGCCGTCCCTTTTCCTTTACCTTATAGCACCTGCAGCACACGTTCACGTCGCTTGGTTTCCTTGCCGGGTCTGAGCGGCCTGACTGCCCCGCTCCATGGGAGGATAGATAGCGAGTTCGGCTTTGATTCGGGCTTCCATATCGTCGGCCTCTTCGTCACTCATGCCGAATTCGTTCACTCTCACCCACTTGCGGTCGACGACACCGGACTCAATGGCGTTAGCGTACCCCATGATGCGACGGAAGAAGGCGTCGGAATGCCTCCAGGAGAACTTCACCATCACGTCAGGCCATGCGAACTCGATCTCTTCGCGTTTAGGCTTGTAGCCCTTGAGGAGGAGGGCCAGACGGAAGAGAGGCCAGAGAAATTGCTCCTCTAATACGTTTCTCTGGCAGTACTGGTAGAGACGGGAGATGGCGACGTCCTGGCGGGAGAGATCCCGACTTCGATCTCCTTCCATTCCCACGACCTCCGCGGGGACGTACATGAAGAGCTTGTCGCGGTGATAGAGCATGTCGTCGATGTCGGCTAAGCCCGCATTCTTCGGGTCGATAGTGTCGATGGTGTTGAGAGAAGGCACGAGAGTGCCGTCTTGCTGCACGTGGTAGCGAACGCCCAGGAAGAGATCCTCGTCAACTCCCATCGGGCGGTCGATGACACTTCCTCCTGAGAGCTTCTTCTTCGCTATGGAGTCTTGATACGCCTTGAAGTCTGCCTTAACCTCCTCGTCTGTCTTCCCCGTCACGTCGATCTTATGGACCTTCTGCATGTAGGCACGGACCAACCTCGCTATCGCCATGCCATTCTCCATCATGTTGATGCGATGCCAGTCGCGGCGCATGGGCTCGAGGAAGGAGGAGGCGGAATAGACGTGACCGTCGCTAGGCTCCCACTTGATGTGAGCCATCTCCCAGGGATACCAAGCGGCGATGAGCTGCATGGAGGCATTGTACTGGCGATAGGCCCTGGGCCACGTCTGCCATCCTGTCGCCGTCTGCTCTCTCTCCACCCCTTGCAAGACTCGATTGTGCTTATCTACCCCTACGACCATCTCACCGCAAGGAGCAGATTGCACTCCTGCGACGTTATTGTTGTCGTCGACGATGTATTCTACGAACTCGTCCCCGTTCTTCAGCACGTTACGGAGGATGCGGCGGCACTTCTTGTGGAGATCGGTAGAGGCTATGACGTCAGCGATGATGTTGTCGTACTTCACTCCCTTCGCTCTAACCTCGAACGTGTCCCTCCGCCCGTCGTCCGAAATGAGCACTGCATTCCTCACGTCGTCCAATTGAGCGGAGATCTCTCCTTTGTCCATGACATCGTATTCCTGATAGCGACGCTTGCGGTTGTAGCCAATCCTGAAGATTTCGTCGAAAGCCTTCGTCAGGGTTGCAAGTCGATTCACTACTGTCTTTGGCTCCTCAGCCGGGGAGGAGGCGGCATCGGGAGGGGAGAGATCTACGCCCAGGAGGTTGTTGATAGCTCGTGCAATGCGATAGCGAATTGAAGGAGGTGATTCCATTAAACCTCCCACACCATGGAATAAGAGCCGTCGAAGTACTGACGCAGGCCGGAGACCATGAGAGACATGGGAAGAATAGGGAGATCCATATCGTAAGCCATGTCGATGTTCATGGCGAGAAGGCAGAAGGCCATCACCCAGTCGGTATCCAGCCCCTTATCCTCCTCTGCGTAGAAGATGAGCTGATCCGTGAGTTCTTGAAGCTGAGGGCAGTAGGGCCAGATGATCCTCTGCCCCTGGATGGCGTGCTGCCCCTTGAGAATGAGATCGCGCTTTCGTTGCTTGCTCCCTCCGACCTGATGCCCCCGTATCCTCACGCTATGCTGGTTGATGAGGGTATCGAGCGTCACGTCTCCCGCCGCTCCTGTCGCGTCACCGAGGAGAGGAGCGCCGTAGTACTTGTCCTGCATGTCCTTGATGCCCCTGAAGATGTCGGTCCACGGCGGGATGCCACGCTCTCCTCCCCACACCTGGACGTTGACGATCCTTGCGGGGGATTCGTCGGTCCTTGCGATAAGTAACACGGTCTTGTCTCGCAACCTTCCGAAGTCGATGCCTCCAGCGTAGCTTGCGCCAGGTACGGGTTTCTCTGGGAACGTATAGCTTTCGTCCTGGAAGATGTTTTGTGCGTAACATGCTTGAACGGAATCTAAAGGGAATATGTGGCCTGTGTCGGCAAAGCCACCAAAGACGTTCTGTCGCACGAGTTCGGGTGACATTCGGGCTTGAGCGCGGTCGAGAGCGTCGTGTGAGATGAAGGGATTGTCGTAGGAAGTCCCTGTCTGAGCGTAGTGGTTGCGACTTCCTTTGTCGTACCGCTCCCTCATCTGGGTGTAATAGGCGTAGTACCAGTTCTTACCGTTTCCTGTGGCGATGAGGTCCAAGCGCCCGTCTCTGTCGGGGAGGCGCATGCGGAGCACGTCGTCGAGTATCTTCTGTCCTTTCGGCTCGCGGCTCGGCTCGTCCCACGAGATGAAGTCGAAGTTATGACCCGTGAGATACTGGGCGTTTCGAGCAGTGGTACGAGCCCAGAGTTCAGAGCGGAAGTTCCCCATACCCCGCTTCCCTCCTCCGATCACCATCTGAGGGAAGGGAGTGAGCTTGCACTCTTTGGTCAGGACGAATTGAGAATAGAGCGGGTGTTCGAGTGCACCGAAGTAGCAGCGCTCCCAGACAATGCGAGCCATGTCGAGAGTGAGGGAGAGAGCGCAGCAGCGGTAGTCGTGAGTGAGAGGGGCGTACTTCTTAGGACGTGTTTGGTAAAGAGCGTGATGCCGGAGCTTGACGGAGGAGCAGAGAGACTTGCCGAATCGGTTGGCGCAGGCCAGGACTCGCTCGGGTGCCCAGAGATTAGTCTCCAGCCACTTCTTCTCTCCTTCGTGCACTCTGCCGTCGGGTGCGATGATGTCGAAGTCGCAGAAGTCCCGCCCGAACTGCACGATGTCGTAGCGGCCACGGGTGAGGAGGTCGAGAAAGGAAGGGACGACGTTGACACCGTGGAGAGACTTAACGTTGACGACAGCTTCCTCAGTCACGGGGCGGTGCCATCGGTCCTTTCGCATCGGGTGGGTGGTGAGAGAGAAGGTCGCGGACGGCATCAAACAATATGTCTAAATTCCCCTTTCCTCCTTCCAGCTCTTGAAGACGGATGAGATGCTGCGGCTTTACACTGTCAGGATGCTTGATGATGTTGAGAAGACCTGCTGCTCTTATGTAAGCCTTAAGGAGATCCCAGGAAGGAACGACGATGGTCTCCCCTCCCACTTCCACCTCGGTAATGACACTGCCCTCGGACGGCATGGGGACCAGCGACTCCACGTACCGAGGGCATTTGGTCGCGTGGGTGAGGATGTCGGGAAGGGTGAAAGGGTAGGTGTCAGGGAAGAGAGACTTGTCCGTGTACTTCTTCTGGAGTTGGACGCAGAGGGCTTCTAGGCTCGGGACTTCTCCGTTAGGATTGGCATTGTCGCGGTCGTCAAGGGCCTCGTCGATCTTGTCACGGAATGGATGGTCGCAGATCGCACAGGGCATGAAAGCTCCTTATGAGTTCAGGCAGAGGTTGGCGTGAACCAACCTCGCACTACGCCGCCGAAGCAACGTAGGGAATTAAAGGCAACCGAGGGAGAAGAATCTCCACGAGTCGTATGGACGGCCCTCTCAATTGCACACGTATACAGAAATGCAAAAGAGCGCATCTCTGCGCTCAGTTTAGAGTAGGGAGTGTATTATGTCAAGTCGTATTAGACACCGCCCACTTCAGAATGGCATCCTTGGCCTGTGCGAGGTATTTCTTCACGAAGGACGGCGAACAGCCCATAACTTCGGCTGTCTCCATCTGAGTGCGGACTTCGCCGTAGTGGATGGTGAGCACCTCTTGGAGGGGGAAGGGGAGGGAGGCGATAAAGTCGTCGAGACCTTCCCAGACGATGTAGCCAAAGAAGTGGGCTTTGAGGGCGCAGGTGACGTCCTCGCGGGTCTGAGGAGGGACGGAGGAATAGGAGAGCATGGGCTTGACGTT